CCCCCAACAGGCCGAGGCCGCGGTGCGCGAGGGCCTACACAAAATTTTTGCCATGATGGAGAAAAACAAAAGGGCCGACCATTAGCGTTTTGGATTTATATGGCTGGGCGTTTTTCGACGGCGTCGAGCCTTTATCGGTTCACGAATGGGCCACGAGCAACGTGGAATTGTCGCCACGCATCACCGAGCAGCCGGGCCCCTATTCCACCCGGCTGCACCCCTACGTAGATGAAATTTTGGAGGCCGTCGCCGACCCATACATCAAGCGCGTGTCATTGTGCTGGGGATCGCAAACCGCCAAGACCACCACCTTCTACGTGATGCTCGGGCACGTGATCGACCGCGACCCTCGGGCCATTCTTTGGGTGTTTCCAAATCTGGCCTTGTGCAAGGCGTTCAGCTCGGAACGCTGGCAACCATTCTGCCGGGAATCAAAAGCGCTGGTGAAGCATTTGCCGCGCTACATGGACGGGACCATTGACGAAGATCGGTTTAGTTTAACCAAACAGGAATTTGCGCGGTGCACTATGAATTTAGTCGGCGCCGGGTCCGCGGCAAACGTGCGAAGCTACCCCGTCAGCGTGCTGGTGCTCGATGAAATAGACGTGATCGACGAACGCACCCGCCGCGAATGTATGGACCGGATCAAGGGCAAACATGATTACAAGGTCTTGCAAAGCTCCACGCCGGTGATGGTTCACGGCGGCATCTGGGAAGAATTCCAACAGGGCGACCGCCGGCGGTACATGATGCCGTGCCCGCATTGCGCCCAGCCGATGCTTTTCAGGCTCAAGGATGACGAGGGCGAGCTGAATATCAAGTGGGATCACAAGGCCAATCTGGCGGCCAATGAATTTGACCTTGGCGTGGTCCAAAAATCTTCCTTTTACGCTTGCGAAAAGTGCGGCGGGAAAATTCTCGACGGCCACAAAACCAAAATGCTGCGCGATGGAAATTGGGAATCAACCAGCTCAAGCAGCGAGCTCGGTTTTCATTCTTACCACCTGAACTCGATCTATTCGCCGGTGATCACATTCGGCCGGGTGGCCGTTGAATACCTGAAAGCCAAGGCCGCGCCGGGGGCAATGGGAACTTTTGTGAATGGTTGGCTGGCCGAGCCCTACAACCCAGCCGAGGGCTCAATTGACCCCGAAAAATTCAAGATCGTAGAGCGCAAATATAAGCGCGGAACGATCAAGGGCACCTACCGAATTCTCGGCGTGGACGTTCAGCGGTCCGTTTTTTTCTGGGTCATCCGTGGGTTTGACCGGGACGGCAAGAGCTGGCTAGTAGACCACGGCACCGCGCCGGCCTTTGATGACCTTACCGCCCTCGCCCATACCTACGAATGTGCCTACGGAATTATTGACACGGGCTACCGCACCCAAGAAATCTACGAGGAAATACACGCCCGGCGCCCGTTCTGGTTTGGCTGCAAAGGCTGGGAGCGATTGCCCCACCCGTACAAAATGACGGGCGTCGATCCATTCAGCCCGGTCAAACAGGGCAAGGTTAAAAAAGCGGTCATCAATCTACTGAATATAAACAAGGACGTTTGGCAGGGTGAACTCTTGAAGCGGCGCAACGGCACAAACCTGAACTGGTTCACGTACAAAGACACCGACCCCGAATACGTGCGGCAAATGCTTTCGACCAATCACATCGAACGCACCGACCGCCGGGGCAAAGTCAAATGGGAATGGGTAGTCGAGGGCCACAAACAGGATCATTATTGGGACTGCGAAACCTACATTTTGACGCTCTCGCACGTGTTCGGCCTTGGGGGCGCCGTGATCAGAAAAGGCAAAGACTTGGCCGACACCGACAAGGCGCGGCCGGCTAAAAGGGCGCCCACGCGGCCGGTCAAAAAAAGTATATGGTAGACACCGGGCCCTTTAGTAGATGGGCCTTAATAAAAAATTTGCTTTGTGGATCGACTTGGCGGCGGCCGGTTTTTTCTGTTTCCTGATCTATAAACTTTTGAGGGTTAACTGATGGCAGTCGCTCCCAAAATAGCCGTCACAACCAAGCAGTTTGACGCCTACCTCTTGGCCCTGAAAAGAAAGATGGGCCGCAAAGCGACATGGGAAACCCTGATCAAAGGGGAAGCGGCGTCAATTCTTTCCGCGGCGGCAAAATTTACAGGCCGCGCCAAGGCGGCCGACATCAGGAAAAAATACACCATTAAAGCCCGGCGTAAGAAAATTAGTAAAGGGGGAATCACGCCGCAAAACGAAAAGCTTGTTCCCTTTATTCCGTTGGAAAAGGGCGGGAAAAAATACTACACAAAAAACTACTACCCGCAAAAGGTTTGGGACCGTCTCAAGGCTCGCATGAAATTTTACGAGGACCGCTCGGTCGCCCGTATTTTTTCGGGCAAAGCCACTTGGTTTGTATGCGCCAAAAAAGCCGGCATCAAGGGCGCCCAGCTTGCGAAATTTGAAGCGGCCGCGTCGATTAACAAAGCGATAGGCGCACAGGGCGGGTCTTATAAATCCAACAGCACCGAAAACGGCACTGAGCGGGCGGGGATGTTCAAATATGCGATCGAGATTTTTAACGCGGCTGACTGCGCACTCAACGCGAGCGCCAAGGGCCGGGGCGCACTGAAGCGGGCAATCAAGGGGCGGCTTCAATTTTTTAGGAAAAACAATCAGCATGGCGTTTTCAAGGACGCCCAACAAATGGCCACGAAATACCCCGGCGTGATGGTTAAAAAATCCTCATAGGTTGACACCGGGCCTATTTATAGATGGCCGAACGAACCAGCCAAGCCAAGCTGATTACGCTGCGCGATAATCTTCTGACGGCCTACACCAACATCAGTACCAGCGCCACGTCATCCTACACGCTTGGTGATCGCACCTTCACCTATGCAACCCGGGCCGACTTGTGGAAGGAAATTCAAACCATTGAAACGCAAATTTTGGCACGTTCAACCACCTACAAAGCCTACGGAAAAAACCGCGTGAATTTCGAGTCATGGAATTGAAAATCTGGAATAGAGCCAAGACGGCGGCCCGCGTTTTGTTCGGGTATGACGCGGTGACGTCCAACCGCTACCGAAAGGCAAAGGGCTTTCACCCTATCCGCGACGAAAACGTTGAACTGCCGCCCTATGACCGTGACCAACTGGTCGGCAATTTGCTCAACATGAAGCGCAATAATCCCATTGTGAAAAGCATTTCACGGCTGAAACGCACTGACGTGGTCGGCTCTGGGATCGTGCCCCAGCCGGCGACGGCCGCCGAGGATTTTAACGAGCAACTGCTCGACCTTTGGCACACATGGGCCGAGGCGCCTGAAGTCACGCACATGATGAACATGAAGGCGGTTCAGCAGGAAATCGTTGACGCGCCCCTTTTCTTCGGTGACATCGGGATTTTATACGGCTCCAACGGCCAGCTTCAAATTTTCGAGGGTAGCCGCATCGGGTCGCCCATGGGAATTACCGGATTCAATGAGGACGACCCCGACAAGAATGGCGTTATTGTGGACGACTACGGGCGCCCGCTTGAATACATGGTCGGCCGCCGGGTCAATGGCGTGCTGACCGACGTGACCAACGTGCCGGCTGCTGACTTTACTTTGTACATGAAGCGCCAGCGCCCAAGCCAGTGGCGCGGCGTTCCTACTCTCGCCCCTTGCGTTAATACCTTGATGGACGTGAGCGAATACGAAGAAATTGAAATGATAGCCGCCAAGGTGTCGGCCTCATTGTCCGCGGTTATCAAGCGCGAGGGCGCCGTCAATTTTGAGCTGGCCAACCGCGAGGCCGACGGCGATCAGGACACCGTTGGCCGGTTGGAGAATTTCGAGCCGGGAACATTCCACTACCTAGAGCCCGGCGAGGATGTGTCAACGATTGCGGCCAACGGGCGCCCGAATGTCAACGGCATTGAATGGCTGGCCTTTGAATTGCGCAAGGTCGGCGCGGCGATCGGCATACCCTACGAATTTATGCTGGGCGACATTGGCGGCAGTTCGTTCAGCGCCTCGCAGGGCGTGGTCATGCAATATCAGGCCCAAGTTGAGGAAGAACAAAATTGCATCATTGAAGTGATGAAAAAAATCTACCGCTGGCGCGTGGGCAAATGGGTGGCTGACGGCGAGCTGTCGGTGCCCCCTGAAGTTGACGACCCCTTTCAGGTCCGATTTCAGCCGCCGCGCTTTCGCTGGATCAACCGAAGCAGTCAGGTCGAATCCGACATGAAATACGTGGCCCTCGGCGCCATGAGCCTTGACGACGTGGCCAGCAGTTTCGGCGATTCAGCACTCAACATCATGCGCCGCAAGGCGCAAAACATCGCCGACGCCAAACAGGTTGCCGAGGAATTCGGAGTAGGCGACTACCGCGAGTTATTTAATCAAATGCAGACAAACGCCAGCGTAAATTTTGCGGAGCTGTTGGCAATGAATCCGGGCGCCGCACCTGAAGCCGAAGAAACCACCAACCAAAATAAACCATGAGACAAAAATTCTGGGATTACATCGACACACCAACCGAAAAGAAAAAATCAGAGTTGACCTCTGAAGAACAACGCTACGCCGACCGGCTCAAAAAAGCCAAGGACGGGAAACCCGCACCGACGCCTGAACCTAAAAAGAAGTAAATGCCCATGCCAACACCACAAGCCACAGAAAACGAATCTGATTTCGTGGGCCGCTGCATGGAAAACGAAACCATGGTGGGCGAATACCCCGAAGAAAAACAACGGGCGGCCGTCTGCCATTCGCAATACGACGAGCCCGAAAATTCAAAGCTGGGGGAGGTTGTCGAATTTGCAACGACGCGAAACAAATCTGGCGCCGCCAAAGCCGAAAAGCTAATTCGAGCGGGCAAAGTCACCGAGGCCGGAAAGTGGAAAGGCCCCTCGAATGCCGCCCAAGATAAATATATTGAGGCGAACGGCTGGGCCAAATACGGCGCCTTTCATCTTGGCCAAGACAAGGCGTTTGACGCCGAAACAAAAGCGCACTGGAAATATCCTTTTTCGGCCGATTTCGCAAATGTCTCATTGAACGGCTTGCGGGCCATTCGCACCCGCGCAGCCCAGACCGAGGAAGATGAAATCTTTGCCACGGCTGGTAAACTACTCGACGCGGCGAAGGAAAAGACCGGCGCCGATGATGAGGAGATGGGCCCGCGGTGGCTACCGCGCCAGCCTTGGCTACCCGCTTCCCCACGTCTACCCCGCGCCAAACGTCTACCACCTGACCGGGGCGGATCACGGGGCAGAATCGACCCAACTGGCCGTTGGCGGCCGGGGCGACGCCGCTGGGAGGAAGAAACCAATTTCGAAGCTATTTGTCTGGAAGCGCAAAGCCCGTCGAAAGTTGACCGGGAAAACGGAGTTATTGAGGGCATCTCAATCCTGACCACCGGCGAGGCAAAGGGTCATCAAATGATGATCAGCCAAAAAACTCTGGAATCATCCATCACGCTGATGCTCGGCAAGGCAATCCCGGCCTACTTGAGCCACGAGGGCGCCACCGGCGACCGGCTGCTTACTGAGGCCGGTTACTTTTCGGGCTTTTACCGCGACAAGGACCGCATAAGGGCCTCGCGCTTTACGGCCCTTGAAAGTTTCAAAAAATACGAGCGCGAAAAATTCGAGCGGCTTTTCGAAATTGCCGAGGTGGCGCCGGAAACCTTTGGCGTTTCCATCGTTTTCGAGGGTCAACTTTTTTGGGAAATGTCTGACGGCACCGAGCAATCTATGGAGGTGGGACTCGATGCGCCAGAAAATGCCCGGTTTGATATTCCAACCGTGCGACCACTTAAAATAACCAGTGCCGACTTTGTTGATC